ACCGCGAAAGAACATCGCTTCGGTGTTGCGTTGCCCGAGAACCTGATTGGTTGCCGCGCCGGCGTTTGCCCAGCGACTGCGCTTCATTGCGGTGTAAAGATTGGTCGTGGTAGGCAGTGCCGTTGAGTAAGTCCCCGCACCAGCGCCTGCTGTCCCCTGCCAAACCCCCGCCGTCCCGGTTGTTGTAGTCCATAGAACAGTGTTGTTCTGCCAAAATGACGCCTGCAACGGGTAGTCAAGCCCGGAAGGCCCCTTGACCTTTGGGACCATCCTCCCCGCAACTGACTTTGCGTAGTAATGCAACGTGCCACTGGCAGGAGTCGAAGGCTCGTTCGTGACCCCCGCCAGTGTAATACCGGTATCGGTTCCGCCAAGGACAAGATCGTTCGTGGTCTTGTCCCATGTCAAGTCCGCATCGCCGCCAAACGAACCCGCGTCATTGAACTGGATTTGCGTGGTCGAGCCGCCCGGAGAACCGCCTCCCCCGCCCCCACTAGCGGCAATAGTCAGGGTCCGCGTTGCACCGGTTGAGCCGGGGGTGATTGTTATATTCGTTCCAGCGACCAGCTCCGCTTCAACTTGCGCGCGGGCTGCGCTGTTGAAATCGCTGATAGTCGATGCAGCCTGCGTTCCGGTGTGGTTGGCCCGGTTCTTCAGGTTCGCGTCGGTGTCGTTTGCTGTCGCCCCCGTGGCAATCCCGGAAAGCTTCGTTTCCTGCGCCGTGGTGAAGCTGGCGGTGGTATTCGTGAGGACTGTTGCAAGCGGCTGATAGCTTCCCGCCGCCTGTTTCCCGTCAAGGGCGCTTTGCAGGCCGGTGATATGCGAAATGGCCTGCGGCGTTTCGGGCGGAAAGGTGGAGGGCTTCCCGGTAACGCTCGACCACGCAGGCGAACCGCCAGATGATGGATTGTAGCTCATATGATCCACCATGCCGAGCCGTCGCAATGGACGGTGTAGGATTGATACTGTGTCGAGATTGCCAGGGTGGTCGCCCCGTCAATCGTCTCTGATGCATTGCCGTCCAGCGTCACAGCGTTCCCGCTTGAATCGACCTTCTTGACGTTAAGCACCCGCCCTGAATTGCTTGCCACGGCAGGAAGGTTGACCGTAACCGCACCCCCTGATGCATCGACAAACAGCGCATAGTCATCGGCTGCGACACTTCCCGTCGCACTGATCGACCGGGCCTTGCCGTACGCCCCGACTGCCCCTCCCGCTTCCAAAGCAGTAATCCGGCTTTCGTGGTCCTGATCCGCTTGCGAAACCCTACGCGGCCAATCCTGCTTAGAGTAATATGGCGGGATTATCGGTCTAGCGCTCACCGCCCGCTTCCACTTCCGGGATAAACCCTTGCGCAAACGACCATGAGCCGCTGTCAGTCCATTTGAACTTGATGAACCGGCCAGAGGCGCGGATCGGCATAATCCCCGATGCCCTCAGGGAACTGGCGGTCTTGACATTGGCGCTATCGGAAACCCGCACCCTGCAATCGAGCGAAATGCTCAAACTTGTGCTGTCAGTGATCGGCCTCACAGACCTGAAACGCGTCACCCTGCCCGGCACATACTCCGAGAACGAGCCTTCAAACGTTGCAGGCAGGTTATCGCCGTCAAACGTGCCCAATTCACCGGTCTGGACCAAATACATCGCCGGGGCACCGCCACGCCAGCGCGGATCGTCAAGCGAAATGGTCATCGCGTCGATGTCGGTATATGTTACGGCAAGATCGTCGATCCCGGTCGAACTGGTAAAGCCGGGGAACAGCCCGTCGGCGGTAAATTCTGCCTCTGACCACTTATCAAGCGCGAAATTGTAGATCAGCACATAGGACGGCGCGCCGGGGGCCATCCAATAAACCAGCTTGCGCTGCGGATCGACCGCACTGAAAATGCGCTCATAGTCGGTTGCGGGAATCCGGCTCTGGAATGTCCGGTCAACCCGTTCCGAACCAATCGGGCGCAATGCCTGCCCGTCATCAAGCGCCATGAACCCGCGATCAGACAGGAAATAGACCGTCCTACCAGCCTGACACACCGACCCCTTTGAGGCGCACCCCACGTTGTCTGTAATCGGATCATAGGTGAACGGCGCAGGTGCATCGCCGGTCACGCTCATACGAACCAATCGCTGGCGCTGGAGGATAACCCCGTATTCGCCCCCGGCCAGCCCCATGACTTCGCCGCCATCAAGCATCGGCTGATAGGTTGCCGTGCCCGAAACAATGTCCCAATCGGTGTGATCGTTGGTCCCGGAGGTGAAAATCCCGGTCAGGTCATTTGAATCCTGACCGATGACCACGTAATTGCCCACGGTTGCCACGCAAACGCCCGCTGGGGCGTCTGTAAGCGTCGTGGTGGTGCCAGTGCCCCCCGCGAGCGCAGTCACCTTCGTAACGGCTCCGTTGACGCCCACAACGTAATCGCCAAACTGCGTGAAGCGCCAGTGCCCCGTTACCGTCATGCCGGTTACAAGGTTGGTCCAAGTTCCCCCGGAATACTTCTTAAGCCCGCCGGCGGTGCCAACCAGCAGATACGAATTGCCGTCAGAGGCGACAAACGAACCACCACCCGCAAAGGTGTTGGTCAGGGCGTCGGAGATCGAATGGAACGACTTCAATGGGCCATAACCGCCGACAATCGGCAGCACGTTGCGCGCCACGGTCATTCCGCCGCCAATGATGTTCTGGTCGGGGAGAAATTCCCCGAGCGCTACGGGAAGGTTTGCCAATTCCAGCGCCTTGTCAGCATGGCGGGATCGACCGAAAGCGCCACTTCGTCGTCGTGTTCGGGATAGAAGCTTTCGACCAGTTGCAGCGCTTCCTCGAAAATGCCCTTCATCAAGCCGGCCTTCTCGATGTCCGGCATATCGCGGTAGGCGTAATACAGCGCACCGGCCTGATAGACGTTCGGGAAGCTGTCGAGCAGCCAGTTTGTCGTGGTGGTATCGTCAAGCGATGCAATCACCTGATAGTAGTGCAGCACCGCCGAGTAAGTGGTTTCCGGTTCAGGATAGAACCGCAGATCATCGCCCATCCGGGTAAAGGCATAGGGCGATGTCGCCCCGGTGAACTTGCCCTGCATCTTGGACAGGTTTTCGGGCGAAACGTAGTCCAGATAAGTGGTGGCAGTATCAACCGTAACTTCGGCAGAGATCGGGCGCACCATGTCGGCGGGCGCAGCCACATATTCGCCGCCAATCGAAATGGTCGCGCGGGCGCGCATCGGGCGAACCGGGTTCCTGTACAGAAAGGCGCGAATATCGCCTTCCGCAGACTGGATATAGCGATCCAGCGAGGCGGTCAGGGCGCGGCCATCCGTTTCCTCGGTGATCGCATCCTTCAATGTAGAATAGCTGGTTACAGTTGCCATTCCATACCCCCGCGAAGGTAAGGGGGCGAGGTTTCCCCCGCCCCCTTCCTATCAGTTGTTGTGGTAACGAACGGCCAACTGCGGACGCAGCGTCTTGTAGCCGTAGAGGACATCGAGACGGCAAGGGAACTTGTCGTTGTTGATGTCATACTGGCGGACGATACGCATCGAAATGCCGTCCAGAACCTGCCGCGAGGCGAAGTCCACACCCTGCGGCATCACAAGGTCGGCAGTCGCAAACGCGAAGGCTTCCTTCTGGAACAGCAGCGAAGTGCCAACAGCAGTCGAGGCGGTGCCCGCAAAGGTGATAGCAGCATTGTCGGCGGGCGAACCCGAGACGTTCTGCGTAGCACCCGAGGTGACAATCGCCGGGCTGATCGGGAACGAGGTGGTGGTGGCACCCGAACCGATCACGAACTGCTGAAGAACACCGGTCGAAACCTTGGTTTCAGGATGCACCGAGTAAACCCCGGCAATCGTGATAACGTCGCCAGCGGACGGGGCGGTAGCGCCAGTGTCAACCGTAAGAGTCGCACCGGTCTGCGAAGCGCCGTTGACCAGATAGGAGCCGTTCGACCCGCCGCGAGTGTGCGACGGGATCAGCGTGTTCTCCATCCAGTCGAAGCCCGCAGCACGGCCCATGTAGCCTTCCTTATACTGCGAGTTGATTTCCGACTGGCTGTTGAACAGGCTCTTGGTGTCCTTCACAACGTCGGCCATGGCGGTCGAGTCCATGAGCGCGGTGCGGTTATTGGCCGGGGCCAGCGCACGTTGCAGCAGGATGCGAGCGTCAAGCGCCTTGTTGTAGGTTGCGGCAGAGCCACCGTTCCACACCGACTGGTAAACGTCCTTATACATCGACAGGGCGTCGGCTTCCACGTTCGCAGCAAGAACCGACATTGCCGGGTCCAGAATGCGCTTCGAGAAGTCGTCCAGCGAAAGGGTGAGGTCAACGCTGGTGAAGTTCAGGTCAACGCCCTTCTGGGTGGAAACCTGGAGCGTGGTGCTGGTTTCGGTGGTGTCCTGCGTTGACAGGGTGGTACCGGAACGAACGGTGTATTGGTTGGGCAGGCGGATTTTCAGGCTGTCGCCCTGCTTCGCGCCGCTCTTGGCAAAGCTGTCATCGTATTCGCGGACAATGTTGCCAACGAAGTTCAGCTTCTGGTGGAGAATGCGCAGCGCCTCACGGGTCACTGCGGTAGGAGTGAGAATGGTATTCGCCATGGTAAAAGGTCCATCTAAAAAAGTGGGCTGCAACGCCTCCCGGCGTGGCTAAAATCCCGTCATTTCTTTCGTAGCTGCGCTTCCCTGCGGCGCATCCATTCCTCGGGGCTTAGGCGATCATCGAGACCAGCGATTGGTTGGCCCCCACCCTTCACCTTCGAGGCAGGCTTGATGCTTTCGGTATTCGCAACCGGCTTTTTCGCAGTGCTTTGGGCAACGAATGCATAGTTCATCAACTTGACCAGCTTCGGGTCGGTGATGCTCTCCATGTAGTCGCGGCTAAAGCCAAACTGCTTTTCGCCGAAGGACATGAGTTGCTCTGCTTTCTCAGGCCCCCAGCCAGGAATGTCTCGCTGGAGTTCGGCCAGGCCCTGCTCGATCCGCGTGGCAGCTTCCTGCTGCGTTTCGAGTGTGCGCTGCTGAACGGCGGACTGGTATTCTCCCTTTGCCCCCTCCAGTTCCTGATTGAGCTGCATGAACTTGCGGAAATGGCGCTGGGCCGAAACCGGGTCTTGCATCTCAAGGGCGTCCCAATCGACCCCCTGATATTCCTGAATAGCCGCCTCGTAGGCATAGACCTTGGCGCGGGCAGTAACCTCAGCCTCACTGGCCTGCTGAACGCGCTCCTTGGCTTCGCTCAGTGCCCTTCGCTCGGCTGCAATCTCCTGCGTCTTGCGCGTGTAGTCCGACTGCATCAGGAAACTGTCTTTAAGATCGGCGGGGACGGTGTATTTCTTGCCGTCCAGTTCGATCTCGACAGTCTCAGGCTCAAGGGTCTCCTCCTCGGAGTTGTCCTCGGCCTCAAGGGTTTCTTCGATTACTTCGGTTTCTTCGACTTCTGGGGCCTCCAGATTGGTCTCGGTATCCATTTGGTAGTCCATCTATGGGAACGGGCGTCTCACGACGCGTAGGGTGTGGGTCCCTAGTAAGGGTTATCCACGGCGGAACCGGCGAATGCCTGTCTGGCACCCGCCCGGATCATGTTTGCCTGTGCAGCAAGTCGGCGGGTCTCGGCGTCATATGCGTCGATTTTCACGCCCTGCTGGGCAATCTGGTTCTTTTGCGCCTCGTTCTGCGCCTTCAACATATCTGCCTGAGACGGCTGCTCGGCTTGCTGGTTTTCGGTAATGCCCTCAAGCTTGTCCGCCGCCTCATCAGCACCCGGCCAATCCGAATTGCGCAGATACATCGGGCCAAGGATCGGAGCGGCGGCAGGGAACGCGTGAATAATCTCGACAATCTCGGAGCGCGCTTGTTCGCGAAGGCTGCTGAAGTTTGGCCCGGCTTTGACGATCAAGTCATATTTGCCTGCGGTGAGGTCAAAGACGCGGGTCATTTCGGTCCCCTCGTTTTCCTTCTCTTCGCCTTGACCGATTTGCTCCTGCCCAGGCATCCCCAGCGCAATCTGCACCGTCTTGGGCTTCATATCCTCGCCAAGCACACGAATGACACGCTCAACCGCGTAAACCTTCTGGATCAGGTCAATGACAATGCGTCCAGCGTGACGGATCGAGCGCGTGAGGTTGTCGATGAAGTGGAACGTTGAGATATCCCCTTCCAGCTTGCGGGCATTGATCGCTACGCCGCTCGTTTCGTTCGACCGCGCGCCAAGAGAGGCGTCGTAAATCCCCATGATCGCCTTCATGTCGTCAGAGCTGTTGAGCGCTTCCTGCAATACCCCCGCAGGAACCCCGGCAAAAGGCTGGCGCTGGGGCGGGTTAAAGCCCTTCTTGTATTCAAGATAGGCATGGGCAACGTGGTTTGCCGTGGCCCACTTGGCCGGGCCGACAATACCGCCCTCTTCGACCAGATAAGGCGACTTGGGAGCAAGCGCGACAAGTTCCGTAGCGGTGGTGCGCCAGTAGTTGTGCATCCGCTGGGCGTCCTTCGCCGGATTAATCAGCGAACGGAAATAGCGCTTGCCCTCGATGTTGATCTCATCGCCATAGACAGGGACAATCGGAATGAACTTGCCGGGCCATTCGTTGCGTTCAAGCACCTCGGCCCCGGTCAGGATGTATTGCGTGACCTTCTTGGTCTTGCGCTTGCGCTCTGCCTTTGCGGTGACCCCCTGAAGCGCCAGCCACGGCGCGGCATTGGCAAACCACTCAGCAACAACAGTCGTGCCGTCAGACAGGTCAACAACGTCCTCGGTGCCGTCAACACGGTGCCAGAACTCGGCGACCATGATCTCATCGCCCTCAACCCATGGCGAGGCAAGGCCGGTGTAGCCCGCCGCGTCCCAATCCACCGGATCGCTGTCCTTGTAGCGCTCCTCGAACTCATCCTTCGACAGCATGTTGACGATCAGGCACTTGTCCCAATCGCTCGAATCCGCCGCAGTAGAATAGGGATCGCCATAGACCTCGAACGGGTTGATAATGCGCTCAAAGGCGATGTCCTTGGTCTCGTCCTCGTCCTCGGTGATATTGATACGGAAATATCCGAATCCGTTGCTGACCGCGTTCTCAATCGCCGTGTCGGTGGCAATGTCGGCATCGGACGTGACCTGGATATTGCGGATCAGGCCGTTGATGATCTCAGCCGTCTCAGGGTCGGCGCGGTCGTCGGCGGGGTTGACCGTAATCCCCGGCTTGTTGGAGCGGGCGTCATTAACGACCTGCCGGATAAAGGCGGTCATCTTGTTGATGGTAAGGCAGGGCCGCCCGTCAAGTTCGCGCTGCTGCCGGATATTGTCGGGCCACTGCTCGCCAAGGCGGGCAAACTTCAGGTCATCAAGCCCCTCTAGCCGCGTGTCCTGCTCGCGTTCGCTGGCGCGCTTGAACGTGTCGCGGGCAAGGCGCAGAATCTTTTCGTCAGGCGTTCTTGCCTGCTTTTCAGACGCCATCAGACCAACCCTTCCCGCCCGGATGGGCCGTAAGCATTTCAATTGTAACGGCGCGGCTTCCGATCATCTCGTTGAGAGTGTCCAGCGCCTTGTGCGCGTCCTTCAGCGGGCCGCGATAATCCACCCCATACTGGACAAGGCTTGACCCGCTGGGCCTGTAGTCGATCCGCCACAGCGCGCCTTTCGTGGCCGACGATGCGCAATACTGCCGCACAACACGAAGCCCGCCGATGAATTTCGGCATGATCTCGCTGAATGGTTTGTAACCGTCAGTCACGCTTTCCAAAGCCCGCAATTGTCAGGAGCACTTACCGCTCGATCAAGCCGCAATGCCAGGCCTTCAGCGCGAACGATTGTGGCAATATCGCCGGTCCAGAACTTTATTGTCTCTCCGGGAAGAAGCGGCGCATTAAGCCCATCAACGGAAATAGCCGTCCCATTTGATGGGCCATCAACGAGGGCATCGCAGGCCCTTCCTTCAGAGGCGGTTGTGTATCTCATCCCATCCAACCCCCTGCCTGATAGTGCTGCGCCGGTTCTGATGGCTGCACTTGCGGTTCTTCGTAAGCGATGCATCCAGCGCCAAATGCATCAGCGCTATGGCTGGCCCAATCGTGATTGGGGCCAAGGCCGATGTTGCGCTTTTCGTCTTTCTTCTCGTGATACCAGCCAAGCGCCTTGCGCCCCGCTTCCGTCCTGCTTTCGTCAAAGCGCATCCGGGGGAACAGCTTGCGCGCCGCCTCAATCCGGTTCATTGCCGCGCCCTTGCCCTGGTTCGGTATCACCTCGACCGCATACCCGGCTCCCTCAAGGGCGGTGCGGTAGGAAACATCAAAAACCCGGTCTTGTGTGTCCCCGTCATGGGGAAGCCATATCTTGCACCGGTCCGGTGTGTAGCCTTGCGATCTCAACCAATTGAGATGCGCCGCCAGTGGCTGGCCCTGCACCTCGTAATGATTGATCCACCTGATCTCCAAGCCGACGAATTGCGCCGCCCAGAAAACAAAGTTGTCTGCCTTGGCCCCCGTTCCGCCAATGTCGGCAAACAGCCTTACGATCAGGTGCGTATCCTCGGGGACAAAGCCAATCCGCCCCTCGTCCTTGGCGGTCGCCAGATGCTCACCGAAATAAGCCCCCTCAAGGGCTGTCAGAAATTCGCCCTCCCAGATGTGGCCGTAAAGGTGCGGGCGCTCGCGCTTGTCTTTCTGCCTTTGCCGTTCAAGGATTGCCGGGAACCACGGGTTATCCCGGAAGTTCATCTCGACAATCTTGGAGCGCGGATCGGCTGTCTTGTAAAACCGCTTATTGGTTGCCGACGTTTCCAGTTCGGGGTTCCAGGTAAGCCACAACTCGCTGTCCTCCTCGCGCAGCGTCGGGATCAGTTTGACCCAGGCTTCCTCAATGACGTTCTCGGCTTCTTCGATCCACGCCAGCAGAATGCGGCTAGTTGACTTTACGCTGTCGATGTTCCGGTCAAGGCCGGTGAAAACATACTTCACCCGGCCAGATTTGGTCCGTATGTATGTCTCGCCGATGTCGAAATGCGCAGATAGCCACGGCTCGGATCGGATCGCCGCCTTGACTTCCTCCATGCTGGAATCGGCCAGGCTGTTCTGGAACTGGCGTCCGCAAAGGATAATGCCCTCTCGCCCTGCCCTGTCCCACATATGGGCGCGAACCGCAGTCATCTTGGCAAAGGTTCTGGACTTTGCAGAACCGCGCCCGCCATAAGCGCCCCTTGTGTCAGCCTCCCCCTCGAACACCGGAACCAGTTTGTCCGGTATCTTGATGCTAACCGTTACCACTTGGCCTCACACCAACCAGTTCGATCCGCTGGGCAACAATGTGCTCGCCATCCTCGCCGGGGCCGGTCAGTTGGACAGATGAAAGATCTGGCACTGACTTTTTAAGCAGAACCTCGATTGCCTTTATCTGCGTTGGCGAAAGCTCAATTCTTCCAAGTGCATGGTCTGTAAGGCGATTTATCAACTGACTGGCTTGAATCTTTGCCCTAATTTCATCGGTATGGAATGGGCGGAGTTTGCGGGCAGCCATTGCATTCTCGCTTTCCCCACTCCCTTGCGGGTTGGTAGTTCTGGCGCGGTATTAAATTCCGCTGCCGGGGGTGAACTGGATGTCGCCGGTCGAACCGGCTGCGATGACGGAAACGTATGCAGGCCCCTTGGTCGGGAAGCGCTGCACCTCATGGACACCGGGGCCAATAGCCTGCCCGGTCGTGGTTGCGGCGGAAACGGTACTGTCGCCGAACTTGAACCAGACAGTGGCGGTGCCCAGATTGGCAATGCGCACGGTGTCGGGATTGCTGTGCTTTCATGGTGGGCGGGGATGGCCTGCCGAAGCGGGCCAGATAAGCCACTGCGAATTTTTTGCATCAAACTGCAATTAGCGTGTTGACACTGGCCCACACATAGGCCATAACAGGTTCATCGAAAGGGCAATGCCCGCCTAGCTAAAGGAAACTAAGATGTTCGAACTTAATGACCGTATCAGCATCAGCCTCGACGCTGTTATCACCTCGAACGGTTCCATGCTTTCGGCCTGGTCTGGCGGCGAAGTTGTTGCCGTTACCGAAAAAGCGGTGAAGCTTTCGGCTACTACTGAAAACGGCAAGGAAATCACCTGCTGGTTCCCGAAAAAAGCCCTCAAGGCTTTTGGACAACCCCGCAGTAACCCGTTTGACAATCAAATCTCGCACTGCTGCACCCTTGCCCGCTGGTTTAAGCTGGACAACTGGGCCGCAAAGTTCATCAACCTTAGCCGTGAAAGCCTTACCCTTCAGGGGTAAGGTGGGAGAAAGCTTATGACCGGCCCCGAACTCCACCGCATCCGCTCTAAGGCTAGCCTGTCACTCGACGGGCTGGCCCAAGTGCTGCGATTGTCCGACCGCTCTACCGTTCACCGCTGGGAGAAAGGCTCCCGCGCTGTGTCCGGGCCTGCGTCCATTATCCTTGAGATGATCGAGCGGGGGGAATTGCCAGAACGCTATCTCAAGTAGCGTTTTACCCCAGTGCCGGAGCGCCCGTGGCAGCACCAATGGCTAGATAGAAAACGCGCGAAAGAATAGGCGAGAAGCGCAATAGCCCCTACCTTTAGCGGCGAGGGCGCGATACTGGCCGCGTCCAACTTAACTCGCCGTGCCGATCAAGTCGGCCATGCCCATTTCAGGCAACAAGCCGCGTATCACACTTTTCGGAACTTGGGAATAGGTAAAAGTTGGCAATTTTCAGCGGAAGATTGAACCCCTGTATCGTCACCTCGGAATATGACTTCCCGACGGCCCCTACAGTTCCGGTCATCCCCGCAAACCCTCCATCGGTAAGCTTAACGCTGTCTCCGGTGCGCAAGATAGGGCCAGCGGCCTTTGCGTGGCTCTTGCGCTCCAGCATTCGCAGGGGATCGAGCGTTGTCCCGTCAATGATGGGAACCCCCCCGTTGTGCTTGAACAGGCGAAATTCCCGGTGATCTCGCGTCGGAGAATTAAGCAGCTCCAGGATGGCTGGCATATGGTCGGATGCGACAAACAGGTAGCTTGGGATTATCGCCCGATCCAGAACCCGCTTGACGTTGGCCCTGGGGACTCGGCGTGTAACCTTTTCTATGGGGGTCCACACATCAATCCCCGCCCTCGACAGCGAGCGCAAAAGCGGGATCGTGCTTTGCGCAGCGCAGCGCAGGATGCACCAGCTATCAGCCATCAAATCGCATCAAATGTTACGCGGTTCTGGCGCTCTGCGAATTGCTCGCGGGTGGGGAACACGGCATCCCTGTCAAACGCAGCGCCAAGCGCCCAATCATCGACCATTCTAATCCCGCACGGCATATCACCCCAGCCATATATTTCGAGCCACTCTGCCCATTCGATCAGCTTTGCTTTCTGAAATTCGTCCAGCATTTACTTGCCCTCCATTGCGGCGCTTGCGTCAAGGTTGGAGCGGCCCCCAGGGTTCGCGCCTGGCTCGGACACGGGGGAACCGTGTTCGTCCAATAGACGGGCCGCAAAATCAGGTTTCGGATATGGCAGAGTCTGCCAGCCGTATTTTTTTGAAAGCGTGTTCCATTTTTGGCGCAGCGGAAAAATGTAAAGATGTTTGGCGCTATCCTTGCAATAAGACCAGTCAGGATGTTTTTCGTTTATAAAACTTCTTGCCCAAGTACCGTATTTGTTGACTACTGAACGAGGGTGAATATAGTTCCCACCTCCGTCCCGAAGAATTGTTGCGCCTTCTGATAGCCTGATGTATTTCCACCCGGAAGCTTGATAAATTCCGCCGTGATGATTTTCCCCAGTATCCGCATACGACAGTGCAAATGGCGTATTTGTATTTGACCGCAGCCAACGCAGACCAAACGTCACCAGTGCGGACAACTGAAAGCCGCAGTCATCACGGCGCACCAACCGCTGCAATTCAAGAGCGGTTTTGGGCCAACTGGCATTTGCGGGCTGTCCAAAAATAGCTGCCGCCACGACTTCACCAGTATCTCCAAACAAACCACCTGGTTTGCGGATTGCGAAACAGTGCTGGATCGCCGCTGGCATTCGTGCCGAATAGTGAAAATCGCGCACAAGCGGCCACACCTCATCAGCAGACGCGCCGGTCATTACCAGTTCCGTCATGTGTAGCTTCCGTTCGCAGGGCGGGCAGCTTCGCCTTTTTTGGTGTCGCCGCCGACTTCGCAAACCGCGATAACCTCCCATGATTTGCCGTCGTGAATCCAGTTGAGCTGATCGGCGCTGTCATGTGGATGTTC